GATGCCAAAACTGAAGCTGAAAAATTGGCAAAGATGAATGCTGATGAAAAAGCTAAGTTTGAAGAGCAAAAGAGAATAGCTGCACTTGAAAAAAGGGAAAGAGAAATAACAACCAGGGAGTTAAAAGCTCAAGCTTATGAAACACTGGCATCAAAGAATTTACCTAAAGAATTAATTGATACTCTTGTTTTTACTGATGCGGATCAATGCAATAAAAGCATTGAAGCAGTAGAAAAAGCTTTCCAAACTGCAGTAGAAAAAGCAGTAAATGAAAAATTAAAGGGTAAAGAAATTCCTAAAGGTGGGTCCGGTAGTTCCGAAGAAAATCCTTTTAAGTTTAACTTTATAGGTGTCAGAGCAAAGCAAGAAAAATAAAAAATAGATAAAAGAGAAAAGAGGGAAAATATATGGCTACAAATTATGCAAAACATTATGCACAGGCATTAGCTAATGCTTATCCATATGTATTAAATTTTGGAAGGTTATGGGGAGCAACTAAACCTGAATACAAAGTAGTAAATGCCAAGACGGTAGAAATACCAAGACTGACTGTTAAGGGGAGACGTGACGGAGATAGAGATACAATTGGAAGTTTCGGCAAGAACTGGGACAATGCTTGGGAAACTAAAACATTAACCAGACACAGAACATGGAATACATTAGTACATCCAAATGATATAGTTCAAACTAATCTTGTTGCAAGTATCGCAAATATAACTAAGACTATGAATGAAACTCAAAAGTTTCCTGAAATGGATGCTGAATTAATCAATGATGTATATGCAGCAAAGACTGCAGTATCCGGTGCAAAAATACATAACTTATTGTTAACTGTTGACAATGTTTTATATGTATTTAATGATCTGATGGATGTAATGGATGAGGCAGGGGTACCTGTTAATGGAAGATTGCTTTATGTGGATACTTTTACTAAAACACTTATAGATAATTCTAAATTACCTGTACGTGCTAATGGACAGGCATCCTACAACATAGCTCTTAATAGACTTGACGAGGTTGAAATTATTCAAGTTCCGACAAGGTCTATGAAAACCGCTTATGATTTCTTTGATGGTGTATCTGAGAATGAAACTAATGGGGGCTTTGCTCCAGCCTCTACTGCAAAAGATATTAAAATGTTTTTAGTTCATCCAAGTGCAGTATTGCCGATAGTATCTTACGAATTTGCCGAATTAGGAGAACCGTCAACTTTGAGCCAAGGAAAATACACTTACTTTGAGGAATCTTTCGAAGACGTGTTTATCTTAGAAGCACTGCATGATGGAATTCAATTTGTCGTTGGGGCAGACGATACTGCATTTGCTGTAACAAGTGAAGCCGGTACTGTAGCAGCCGGAGACACAATATTAACTGCCGCCGGAGTAAATCCCGGAAATAAAGCTTATTACAAATTAGGCGGAACTACAGCTATTGACAAGAATAGCGTATTACCTGCCGGATTTACTGAAATTACATCCGCAGCTATAGCAGCAGGATCTAATACTAAGGCAGTTGTATGTGAGGTAAATGCTATTGGTTTAGTAGTAGACAGCAAGGTTGTTACTCTTGTTAAGAAGGCTTAAGATAGTCTGGTTTGAGGACAGGATATAATCTGTCCTCTTTTAAAATGGAGGTAGATTATGTCGCAAATAGAAAAAATAAAAATTAGATTAGATATTACCGACAACGGCCAAGACATTTTATTGCTGCAGCTGTTAGAAGATGCTGAGGGAGAAATGTTAGATTATTGTAACAGGGATGTATTGCCGAATAAAGCAGAACCCCTACAAAGGGAGCTGACTATTGTCTACTATAACAGATTAGGATCAGAAGGTGAAAGCTCTCGAAGTGAGGGCGGAATATCTGTTAGTTATTCTACTGAAATACCTGAGAACATTAAAAGCAGATTGAATTCCTTTAGATTGTTAAAGGGGGCAAGGATAGTAAATGCGAATAAAGAACCTTAAAACCTATTATTTAAAACCTAAGACAATTATAACTGACAATGAAGGCGGGAAGTATCCAGGGTATTCTGAAACACCGATAAAGATAAAAGCAAATATATGGCCAGCTGGCGGTAAGCTTCAGGCAGAGATATACGGCGAAAGATTAAATTATATTCTTAATATGCTCTATGATGGAACTGAAACTATAAATGAGGGTGATGGTATTTGCGTTTATGTAGATGGCACTAAGCTGCCAGATTATAAAGTTATTTCTATCAAACGATATTCCCATCAGCACTTAGAATTGGAGAAGATATGAGCGAAATAAAAGGTTTAAACAACCTATTAAAAAAGCTCGACAATTTAGGCGGGGATGTGGAAAAGGCACTCTATCCGTCTGTAAACAAGATGGGATTGTTTGTTCAAGGTGAAGCAAAAGAATTATGTCCCGTGGATACCGGAGATTTAAAGCAGTCTATAATCTGTACAACTGTCCAGGCGAATAATAAGATCAGCTCTGTTATATCTACTAATTCTGATCATGCACCTTATGTTGAATTCGGGACCGGTAAGGTTGGTGAAAATACTCATGTGGAAGATAAATATCCAGGTAATTTGGCATACAAACAAGATAAGTGGAGAGTTAATATTCCGGATGTAGGAGTTAGGTGGATTGAAGGTCAACCGGCACAACCGTATTTATATCCAGCACTTAAAAATAACAGAAATGAGGTAATTAAGAATATAAAAGAAGATTTACAAGAAGCAATTAGGGAGATATCAAAATGATTAATGTTAAAGACCAAGTATACAATCAAATAAGAGATATCAGTAATAATGTATCTGACAGTTACCCAGCTGATTGGGCGAATCTTCCGGCAATTCAATATGTGGAAGAGGATAACAAAGTCTATGAATGGGTGGACGGTGAAGAGTCAAAGTCGTATATCAGATATAAAATTGATATATGGCACAATAGGAGTACTTCAGCATGTGCTTTATCAGTAGACAAGGCTATATCAGCATTGGGATTAAGAAGAACACTATGTCAAGATGTAGCAGACCCAAGCGGACTAAAACATAAGGTTATGCGGTACGAGGGAATCATCGATGTAGAAACACAAATGGTTTATCAATACAATTAGAAAGGAAAGGTGATTAAATGTTAGCAAATGGAATTACTTTAGCATACAAAACTGAGGGAGATGCTTATCTTCCATTAGCAGGATTGAAAGAAGTACCAGAAATGGGTGTAGACCCTGAAAAAATAGAAAATACCTGCCTATCAGATACAGTTAAGCAGTATGAGATGGGTATCGGGGACGCCGGAGATATGGATTTTGTTTTTAAGTATGAAAATTCAAAATCAACAAGCCCTTATAGAGTTTTAAGAAGTTTTGCAGATGCGGGTACAAAAGTAAGCTTTGAAGAAACATTTCCTGACGAGACAAAATTCAATTGGGATGCATATGTAAGCGTAAAATTAGGCGGCGGTGGGGTTAACGGTGTAATAGATTTTACAGTATCAATGGCACTTCAAAGCGATATTGCTGTAATAGACCCCGCAGGAGTATAATAATTCTACAAGTATTGACATTGTTTTCCTGTATGATATAATTTTAGTATCTTAATAGGGGAAGGTGTATTTTATGTTTTGTTCAAATTGCGGGAAAGAAGCATTAGGTAATTTTTGTTCAAGCTGTGGAGCTTCACTCACACAGACAAATAATCAATTGGTCAACGAGATAGTAGAAATAGCTTCGACAACTGATGCAACAGACACATTTATAAATGTTAATGGAATAGAGGTTAATATATCTGAGATAATTAATTGTTGTGGAAAGAACAAGATTGAAGCAATCAAACTGCTTAGAGATCAAACCAATGTTAGCTTAAGTGAAGGTAAAAACATTATAGATGAGGCGTACAAAGAACTTTATAAACCTGAACCAAAAAAAAGTTTTTGGCAATCTGTTAAAGAGGAAAGTCAAAAACAAAAAGTAAAGGAAATAGAAAAGAAAAAATATGAGAAAGAGCGATTAGAACAATTAGAGCGCGATGGAGTTGCTTATTGTCCTAAATGCCATTCTACAAGCTTATCGGCTCATAAAAAAGGGTTTGGTATAGGTAAAGCGGTTGTAGGAGTGGCATTTGCACCGATAGGTCTTGTTGCTGGAAACATTGGAGCAAAAAAGGTTCGTGTTACGTGTTTAAAATGCGGTAATCAGTTTTGGGCCGGGAAAAAATAGCTTATCATAAAAATGAAAGCACTTACAACGTAGGTGCTTTTTTAACACAAAAAACGAGGTGATTTAATGAAACAATTTGCAATATGGGAAGTTGATGGCCAGGAGTACAAGTTAAAATTAACAACAAGTACTATTTGTCAACTGGAAGAAAAGTTTAAGACTAATTTATTAAACTTGGTTGATGGTATGCCGGCATTGACAACAATGCTTACAGTGACACATGCAGCCATGAAAGATTGGAACCACGGCATTAAATATGCTGATGTTCAGAATTTATTTGATAAGTACTGTGAAGCAGGAGGCTCTCAGACCGATTTTATGGCTGATATCTTTATTGAGGTATACAATGTAAGCGGTTTTTTCTCTCAAGCTCTGGCGGACTCTATGACGGAAAAAATAGCGGAAGCGAAAGAGCAGATTTAAGGAATATAACCGAAATTATAGAGGAGCTTTATCCGATATGTTTAGATATTGGTATTGCTCCTTCTTTGTTTTGGAATTCAACAATCAAGGAACTTCAGGACAGTATTGAATCCTATAACAGGGTTACATACAGGAAGACAAAAGAAAAGGCAATATTTAATACTATTCTTGCTAAGCAAATTGGTGAACAAATAGCAATGTTGTTTGATGAAAAGAAAGAAATACAACCTATGCAGCTATGGCAGCTCTATCCTAATTTGTTTGATGAAGAAAAAGAACAATATGAAGTTGAGAAGAAAAATAATGATTTAGAGCTATACAAGGCAAGAATGAAAGATTTTATGTATAGACATAACACCTATAGGAAGGGTGGTGAGTAAATGGAATTAGAAAGACTGCAGGTAGTCATTGAAGCCTCATTAAGTGACTTTAAGAAGAAAATGAATGCTGTAAAAGACATTACAAATAATGCCACAAAGCAGGTTAAAGCCGAAACCGATAAAATAAAATATAGCATGGACAATATGACCGGCAAAGTTAAAACAGCTAATATTGATAAGCTTAAAGATAAAATTAAAAGTGTTAATGGTGACTTATCGGCAATGTATGCCCGAATTGATGAAATGAAAGCATCTAAATATGCTGAATTATCTGAAATGCCGTATAGCAGTGAAGGACAATTGGATGCAGCCGTTGAAGGTGCTTTAAATACAGATAAAGCATTCCAGAAATTAAGCGATTCAATCAGGAAGGCAGAACAAGAATTGGAGCGCTACAAAGTTACTTTATATGAAACGAATGCGTTACAAGATAGCAGCAGTAATAAATCGAACAGGCTTGCGGATTTTTTTGACAGGGTGAAATCTTCGCTTTCAAAAGCAAAAGGACCGGCAAAATCATTTTCTAAGAATCTAAAAGGAATAGATTTAGCAGCCATACCTGCTGCAAAGTCAATATTTAAATTGTCAAATATGTTTAAATTAATGGCTTTAAGGATGGTAATGCGTGCTGCTTTAAATGCTATCAAGAGTGGCTTTCAAGACTTATCGAAGTACAGTGGTAACTTTAATGGCACAATGTCACAAATAAGTAGCGTGCTATTGCAGGCAAGGAATTCACTTGCTACCGCCTTTGCACCGGCCTTACAGGCATTAATACCGATTATAAACAGTGTTACAAATGCTTTTATTAACGCATTCAATACAATTGGTATGTTTACTGCAAGGTTATTTGGAAATGCTACTACTTTTACAAAGGCAAAAAAGGTATCTACTGATTATGCAAAGAGTTTGGGCGGTGTAGATAAAGCAGCCAAAAAGGCTGGCGGAGCATTAGCGTCATTTGACGAAATAAATGTGCTTGCACAGGATGCAGGCGGCAATGAAGATACGGGGATGCCTGCCGCTACGGACATGTTTGAAGAGGTAGCGATATCTGATGAAAGCATATCAGCAATTGATAAGTTTAAAAATAAAATCAATGAATTAATAGAACCTTTGAAGAATATAAACTTTGATAATTTAATTAATGCTTTTGACAGATTTAAGAAGGCATTAGAACCATTTACTAAAACTATATTTGGTGCATTAGAATGGGCGTATTTAAATATATTTGTTCCTTTAGCTGATTGGAGTATTACACAGGTATTGCCAAAGTTTCTTGACATACTTTCAGGTATATTTAAAACGTTTAATAATGTTTTAGAATTGTTTAAACCTGTGGGTATGTGGTTATGGGATAATTTCTTACAACCATTAGCAAAATGGACGGGCGGTGCAATAGTAGATATTTTAGATGGAATAGCTTATGCGTTTAATGCGATAGCTGATTATATAGGTGGCATACAAGATGTTATAGCTAATTCTGATGGCTTTTTAGATGCGCTTGTTAATGTTGGTGTATATTTGGTTAAGGGATTATACAACGGCGTAATATCTGCTATATCCGGTATAGGAACTTGGCTATGGGATAATTTAGTTAAACCTATTATTGATGGAGTTAAAAGGTTGTTTGGAATTGCAAGTCCCTCAACTGTCTTTGCTGATATCGGTAAGGACTTAATAGCAGGTATCTTGCAAGGACTTAAAAATACATGGAATACTATTGTTGTATTCTTTAACGGTGTCTTATTAAAGTTAATGGTATTTTTCCAATCCTCATGGCAATCAATTTCAGAAGTTGCAGCAAATTCATGGGACTGGATAAAAGAAACATGGAATGCTGCAGGAGAATGGTTCAACATAACCGTGATTGAGCCTATAAAGACATTTTTCTCTGGATTATGGGATGGTATAAAAACAAAAGCAAGCGAATCATGGGAAGGATTAAAAGGCGTATGGATAGTAGCTGCTAAATGGTTTGAAGATTATATAGCGCTTCCAATTGCGAATGTGTTTGAAGGCCTTAAAAATACATTGAAAAAGATATTTGATAGCTTACATGACATTGTAAAAGCACCTTTGAATCTTATTATTAGGTCTGTGAATAAAGTTATTGATGGGTTAAATAAATTTAGAATAAAGATTCCAGATTGGGTAAGCAAAATAACAGGCATATCAGGAGAGTGGAGTTTTGGCATACCAAGAATACCTGAATTAGCTACAGGTGCGGTTATTCCGCCAAATTCTGAATTCTTAGCTATATTAGGTGACCAAAAGAGCGGCAGAAACATAGAAGCTCCGGAAGGATTGATACGTCAAATTATAAAAGAAGAATTAAGTGGATTAAATTTTGGAGGTCAGGAATTAACAATAAACTTCGGTGGTAACATGGCACAATTGATAAGGGTGCTTAAGCCTTATATTGATAAAGAAAACAGCAGAGTTGGAACTAAGCTTGTCATAGGAGGTGCACCATCGTGATAAAAATTGACGGAATAGAATTTAATGTTCCTGTGATAGACCTGTCAAGGAGTGCAGACTTCCTGGATAAGTTTGCAAAGCGCACCGACGACGGGGGCATGCAAAGAGAGCTTATAGGAGTTTATTTTAACTATCAATTAAAGCTTGGTATTGCAAAGGATGCTGCTGAATATCAACGATTATGGGATAAGCTTACAGAACCGGTAGAATTTCATACAGTTACTGTCCCTGGGACAGACGGTAAATATACTTTTAAGGCTTACTTTTCAAATGTCAAAGATAAACTTCTGATGGTAAGAAAAGAAAGAAATTATTGGCAAGACTTGACTGTAAACTTTACAGCTCAAGTACCTGCAAGGAGTTGATTAAATGCGAACTAAAACAGCGATAAGTTTCGGCTTGGTGGATGTTACAGCCAAGCCGGACAGTATATTTATAGCAGATGACAAACAGTCCTTTGTTGATATGCAGCAGCTAAAATATGACGAACTTGAAATAAGGAAATTTGCAACATTAGAAAAAGATTATTTCCGTCTTGATGGAACTTTTGAATTATTTCCGGACGATCCGACAGAACATGATTTTGGGTTGTGGTCATCTTCCATGAGCGAGGGGAACGGTGAGTTTGTAAATCCTGTTATGCTAACAATTGAGTTTACGGAACTGCATAATAGCCTTGGGTTAACATTCACATTCCATGAAGCTACAGATGATTATTGCACGGCCATGAATGTTAGATGGTACGGAACTTCTAACAGTTTGCTCTCTAACATGGATTTCAATCCTGGCAGTACTGTATATTTTGCTGATAATGCTGTTGAGGGTTATACAAAGATAATAATTACCTTCTATAGTACAAATAAACCATATAGGTATCTAAAACTGCCGCAACTTGATTTCGGACAAATTAAGCTGTTTAGCGGTAGGGACTTAATCAATGCAAATATACTTGAAGAAATAGATCCTATCAGCTCCGAACTGAGAATAAATACACTGAATTTTACTCTGTACTCAGAAGATGCAGAGTTTTCTATATTAAACCCACAGGGCATATTCTCAAGGTTACAGCAGAAACAGCCACTTAAGGTGTATGAATACTTAGACGGTGTAAAAAAGAAAATGGGAACATATTACTTGGACGAATGGGAGAATGAGGATGAGTACAATATCAACATGTCTACTATAGATCTTGTTGGTGTTTTAGACGGTACTAATTTCGCAGGTGGTACGTATAGCAATGTTACGGCTGGGTTTATTATCAATGAGATAATGATGTCAGCAAATGCAGAATATGAGTTTGATGAAGGCTTAGGAAGTAAAATGCTTTCCGGACTGATTCCTGTGTGTACGCATAGGGAAGCATTACAGCAAGTTGCATTTGCCATAGGTGGGATTGTTGATTGCAGCAGAACTCATAAAATTAAAATATACCCTATGCCTACAGTTTTAAGCGGGCATATCGGCAAGGACAGGAAATTTGAGGGTCATAAATTGAAATTAAAGCCGCTTGTAACAGGTGTTGAGGTAACAGCCCATAATTATGTTAACGGCGAGGATAATCCTCGGATATTCGGTGTATATAGCACAAGTTTAGCACCTGGTGATAAAGAAAACATATTGAAGGTAGAAGAGGCTACACTTGTTAGCAATAGTAATGCCTTGGAGGTTGCTCAAAGGGTATACGACTACTTTCAAATGCGACATCAGAACGAAGGGGAAATATTGCTACAGAATGAGGAATGTGGCCAGATTGTTACAATAGACAGTTTACATAATCAAAAGATAAAAGGAATTGTAGAAAAACTTGATATTGACCTTACAGGAGGGTTTATAGCAGCTAGTACGATAACAGGAGGTCTGTTAGAATGAGCTACACTCTATTAGTCCCCCAAGTAGACGCTGTTTCTATAGTTCCCAATCCTGTCAATGCCAATACAAGTTTTCTTATTGCGATATCTGTATCAGAGATAGAGCAAATATTAGAACCAATATTAATTTATTCCGGCACATTTTATGCCGGTGAAACAGAAATCCTTTAGAAGGGAGAAACCAAATGGCAATACAACAAGTAAGAGCTCAAGTGAATGGTGTATGGCATGTGCTTGAATATAACTCAAGTACAGGTAAATATGAAAAGACAATAACAGCACCAAACACAACATCATATAATGTAAATGCAGGACATTACTATCCGGTTACTGTAGAGGCTACAAATACGGCCGGTACAGTTACAACTGTTAATGATAATGATGGTACAGTTGGAAACAGCTTAAAATTAGTTGTAAAAGAAAAAGTAAAACCAACAATCAATATAACTTCACCCGGTGCCGGTGCGTTTGTTATTAATAATAAACAACCTATAGTATTTCAATTGCGTGATGAAGCGGGAATGGTATGCACACCTGTTACGAATGGATATGACTGTACCTATACACCTCCTTCAGCGCTTAGTGATGACAGCCACACGGTAACAATAAATGTATCGGATTATGACGGGAATGCAGCAACCCAAGCAAGCAGGTCTTATACGGTTGACACGGTACCGCCTGTACTTAACGTGACAAGCCCTGCAAACGGATTGATAACTAATACAGCAGCTTTGGTAGTTGCCGGAAACACAAATGACGTAACCAGCAGCGGCGTAACTATTACAATTAAACTGAATGGTGTTGACCAAGGGTCTGTGCCGGTTACAAGCGGTAATTTTAGCAAGTCAATTACGCTTGCAAATGGCTCCAATACCATAGTTGTAACAGCAACAGACACGGCAGGAAAGGTTACGGAAACAACCTTAACTGTTACCTTGGATACAAGTGCACCGGTAATAAACAGTGTAAGCATAGTACCTAATCCGGTAGATGCGGGCAACACTATGATAATATCTGTCGAGGTGAGCGGATAATGGAACAATTAAATGTAAGATTAGGATTAGATGTTATATATGTAAATGGCACCGTAAACGGCATTGAAGCAACCTTTAGCCTTGTGGAAGTAGGGCTGTGGTCCGCTGTTGTAGATAAAGCTCAAGACGGTAAATATGTTGTTGTAATAACAGCATATAACAGTCTTGGTACATCTACAACACTTAAGACAACTATATACAAACTTGACGGGTTGATACAATCCAAGCTTGATTGGACGCAGTGGGATTATTATAATGCAGAGGATTTAATTCGAGTGGAAGCAAATACGCAATTTGTAGCTGAATATTTGGAAAGCATGGGATATATCGCAGGACTGCAAGGGATTAAGGCAGATTGGACAATGTTGGACTCTCCAAGTATAACAGAGATAAACAGAGTTGAACATAATATCGATGCGCTTCAACAATGCTTCTACGCTCCGGAAGGATGGCAGGATAGAAAGATATGGTCTAAGGGTAAGAAATTCAGTTGGGAAGATGCATTGAGGTATGAAAAAAACTTGCATTTGCTCACAGAAATGATAAATCTGATTAAGGATGCTACTGTATACGCAGGGACATTCTGCAGTGGACAGGAGGTAATATAATGGCATTTGTAAAAAGAAATGTAAAAGATAGATTAGTGCAATACCCAAGAAGATACCAAATGGTAGAAGTGCAGCCCGGTATCTTCGATTTAATCCCGGTACAGGGGACCATAACAGAACCGGGGACAGCGATAAACAAAGCATACTTGCAACCAATAGAAGACGGTTTGGAGGTAGCTCTTGAAAAAACAGGCGATGGTAAAGACATAACAGTAACATTTACCGAAGCAGCCACAGAAGCCCACATAGCATCCGGCGAAAAACTATCTGTTATGTTTGGTAAAATACTGAAGAAATTCAAAAGTATAGTACCAATTACTTTAGGAGGGACAGGCGCAAGTACAGCCGCAAATGCAAGAACAGCATTAGGCGTACCGCCTACTTCTCATGCAAGCACAGGAACAACATACGGTGCGGGAGATGCAAGCAATTATGGACATCTAAAAACAAGGAATGATTTACTCGGAACGGAAACTTCAGGCGTGGCTTTGACGCCGGCAATGGGGAAAGCTTTAGGCGACAGCATAAATAACAAAGGCAGTATAACAACTGGGCAAGTAACCTATACAGATTCAATACCTGCAAATGGGAGTATAACAAAAAATATTCCTATTGGAAGTAATAAAAAACAGGGAAGATTTATAGTTAAAGGTAGGGTATTAGTTTTGTTTAATACTGATAATCTTGAAGCGTACCTTATTGGTAGTGAGTCGTCCGCTCAATATATGAGGGAAGATGGCATGCTTATGTACCAGACTGATATAAACCCATGGAGTGGTTATAGAATTGGTTGTACTGAATGTTATATTTCAGGTACAAATTTAAAACTTACATTTAAAAATACAGAAACAGGGGCATATTCTCTTAATGCAAAAATATCATGGGAGGTGTGGTAAATGAAATATTATATTGAAAAAGATAATCTCAATAGAGTTGTTACAAAAGGAACTACATCTGTTGATGCCGTTATTGAACCACCTTTGATTGAAGTGTCAGAGGAAGAATTTGATTCGATAGAACAATATATGCCGCCCTCAGAAGAAGCCCTGAAAGAGCCAACTATAGAAGATTACCTTATAGATTTAGATTTTAGAATAAGTAAAATTGAATTAGGATTGGAGGTGTAAATATGACATACATATATTGCAAGAAGGTAATTGAAAATAAGACGTACGATACAGTAGAAGACATGCAACTGAAATTGGATGTTTTTTTATTGAATAATCGTATAACACAGGAAAATTATAACGAATTAACTGCAATGTTAAATGCGGAATAAAAATCCTAAAATAAAGAAAGGGGAAGAAATGGAAGCTAAAGAGTATTACAAGAAATTGTTAGAACGACAGAAAAGTTTTTTAAATATAGAGAAATATCACGAGATGGGTTATATCGGAAAAGGAATTACAATTGTCAATGCTGAAGCTTATCCGGGCAAAGATGACCACGGTGCCATGACTACACAAGTTATAAATGATTATGCTCCCAGGGCAAGAGTAATCAACAGTCAGTTAAAAGGCTCAGGCAGAGATAGATATCTTGATATAGATGGAGAGAGTATTGCCCTTGAAACTGCTATTGAAACATACAATATTAAATTATTTACATCATCCAAAGCAACTGCAAGGGACAGTACTACATTAAACTATTACAAGGAGTTGCAACAAAAGTATGGAGTTATATTTTTTAGCGCTGCAGGCAATGACGGAGACGAAGGAGTGACGGGGTGGCTGACTAAAGATAATACAGCAATAGCAGTAGGAGCTGTTGAATTCCAGCCAAATGGAACAATTGACAGAACATTTTATAGCGCAATAGGAGAGGAGCTTGATTTTGTAAGCTTTATGGGAAGAGGAACAGGAACAAGTGCAGCAAGTCCGGCATTAGCCTCTATGATTGCGTTGTTGTTGCAGAGATACGGAGACTTTAATCAATCAGAATGTGTTGAAATACTGAAAAGCCTATGTATTGATTTAGGAGATATTGGCAGAGACAACAACCATGGATACGGGCTGCCTGTATTACCCTTGACAGATAAATTAGAAATCTTAGAAAAATTGAGAGGTAAAAATATGGAATTTACAGATGTGGAAAAAGATAGGTGGAGTAAGCCGGCAATAGACTATTGCGTAGAGCGGGGTACTTTAAAGGGCTTTCCGGATGGAACATTCAAGCCAAGTGAACCCATGACAAGAGAGCAATATGCCCAAGCGGAGTACAATAAGGCGAAAAAAGAAGGGAGAATCTAATGGGAGACAAATTTAATGAAATAAAAATAACCACAGTAGGTGTAATAGCTGTAATATATGCTTTCTTAGTGAACATATTCGGAGCTTTTACACCTCTTTTAGTAATAACGCTAATTGCAATGTTTGCGGATTTGTGTACAAGAATATACGCTGCGTGCGTTCGCCCTGATGAACGTCCGGAGAGTAAAAAAGTATTAGTGGGTATTTATAAAAAAATAGGGATGTGCATGCTTATTGCATTAGCTCTTATGGTAGATTATGCTTTATCAATACTTGCGGAATTAGTGGGAATAAGCATAGTAAGTAAAGTAATAGTGACAGCATTAGCTATGGCGTGGATACTTGTTAGGGAGTTGATATCAAACGCAGAAAATTTACAACATGCTGGCATTGAGCTACCATCATTTTTGATGAAAATATTAGGTATTGCTAAAGAGAAAATCGATAATGCAGGAGATTCAATTATAGGCGGTGGTGATAGTGATTAA